AAGGCTGACAGCCTGATTGCAAAATTCAAAGAAGCGGGCGGAACGGTCAGAGAGATTGAGGGATGAGTAGAGTCACCGCGATTATTTCCGCTCTGGTTATCTGCATCATCGTCTGCCTGTCATGGGCTGTTAATCATTACCGTGATAACGCAATCGCCTACAAAGAGCAGCGCGATAACAAGGCCAGAGAACTGAAGCTGGCGAACTCGACAATTACTGACATGCAGGTGCGCCAACGTGATGTTGCTGCGCTCGATGCAAAATACACGAAGGAGTTAGCTGATGCGAAAGCTGAAAATGATGCTCTTCGTCGCAAGCTTGATAATGGTGGCAGGGTGCTCGTCAAAGGAAAATGCCCTATGCCATCCTCAGCCGAAACCTCCAGCGCCTCCGGCATGGGCAATGATGCCACCGTCGAACTCTCTCCAGTTGCTGGACGAAACGTTCTCGGTATCCGGGACGGAATCATCAGCGACCAAACAGCACTGAGAACGCTTCAGGAATACATCAGGACGCAATGCCTTCGATGATAGCGATAATTTTACTCATCATCCTTCACATCTGGCTCTGTAGACAGGGTGGTGATCACTTCTGTAGTGAATCCAGATTAAACATCTCATTGCTGATGCTTGATATTGAGCATCTGGCGCGCGGTAAGGGGCTGCGTTGAGATAAGAGCCAGTCATTACAAATACCAGGATTTAGCCTCGCATTTGCGGGGCTTTTTTACATCTGCAGTAAACCGCGCATCGCAGCGCGTAACAATCCCGAGTCTTTCAGAAAGCTGAGCCTGAGAACTGCCGTATATGGTGGCGACCATCTCGGGGACGGCTTTTCTGTGCGAACAGGCTCATCTTTCTAAAAGGTAAAGACGCAATGAACTACCCAACCGTTGTTAACGATATAGATTTCAGAGACCTAATTTTTGTAGCAAACAACGATCCGGTTACAGATTCTTTTATGGTGGCAAAAGCATTTGGAAAGCTGCCGAAGAACGTGGTTCGTGACATTGAACGAACCATAGAAGCTTGCCCTCCTGAGTTTGATACAAAGCTCAACTTTGAGCTTTGCTATAAAAACAATGAGTTACAGAATGGTAAGCCGCAAAAATTCTACCGTCTCCGCAAGGATGGGTTGATGCTTTTGGTTATGTCCTACACCAAAAAAGAAGCAATGCGTATCAAAATTGCTTACATCAACGCATTCAACTGGATGTACGCCATGCTTCAGGTTGGTCATCGTCAATTTGAAGAAGAGAGAAATGCCGTAATGCTGGAGTACATGAAAGAGAAGGATGTTGCCAGCATGTCAGGCCGCCTGCTTAATCGCTGGGGAAAAATTAAGAAGCCTCAGCTACTGGCGAGAATTGAACGCCTTGAACAGCACGGGCAAACCGTAATCCCCGGACTCACCAATTAACGGCAGTACAGCGAAACAACCCAAGCCAGTAAGTGGGGAAATAACACTGGCAGCCACTGAAAGATGAACCTCCAGCCTTATGGCAAAAAAGATTCTTTGTGGTGGCGGACTGATGGAAAGACATCCGCTGAATCGATGATGAACAAGTGGAAGAGGTTGCGATGGTTTCCGTGAACAAAGATCCGAAGGAAGGCGTTGAATACATCACTGGTGCTGATGGTGTGAAAAGGCCAATGGCTTATTACAAAGCGGCCGAAGAGAGGGCAAGAATGGAAAACCCCCCTAAATGCGGATCATTTTTCGACATGCTGGACCTTCAATGGAAGTTGTGAACAACTAACAGGTCGCTCAGGCGGCCTTTTTTATTGCCATTACAAAAGCCATTCCCTACAGAGTGGCTTTGATAATGGCTTATACCCTACACGGGATAACTTAACTGATATCCCTTTTAACGGATAAATGGAGCCAACAATGGCAGAGATTATTCCCATGACTGAAGAACAGAAATTCCAGTTAGAGATTTACAAACTGGTCATGAACCAGAACGCAGCTGCAGAGGAAGCATTTCAGTTCATTGGCACTGACGAGCTGAAGCTTGAGCTATTCAAAATTCACTTCCAGTCAGGCGGCGCTAATTCAGATATCACGACCCGCACTATCGAAGCGGTACGTAAATCGAAGGAAGCGTTAGACCTGTTCACCACCGGAGTGTAAGAGATGACTGAACAAGAAATGCCGAGATACCAGTGCCACAAAAAAGTTCGCGCCCTGAAGATTGGCTCTATAGAACATAAGCCAAACCCAGATCAGTCTGGTAAGACTGGCTCTTCTAGTTATGGGGCAATTATTCATCCGGATGATAAGAAATACGCAGCATTTGATGTTAGCGCGGAATATATCTGTAAGCACCGACCAATGTCTGGAGGCTATTACGTTGTCTATGAGGATGGATATGAATCATATTCTCCTGCTGAGGTATTTGAGTCTGGATATTCAAAATTATAGGAATCCTCTATGACAAGCGTCGTTGATCTTGGTAAGGAGAAGAAATTCCCAATTACTCAAGAACTATACGAGCGGCTGGAAAGCGTCATTCATGATTACGATGGTGAAATCAGTTTATGCGAGGCGATTGGCACACTCGAATTGCTGAAGCAGTCACTGATTGAAGGCGCGAAAGAGTCCTTAACCTGAAATAACAACTAAGTGAGATGAATATGGCAGCACCAAAGGGCAACCGATTTTGGGAGGCCCGCAGTAGTCATGGGCGAAATCCTAAATTCGAATCGCCTGAGGCGCTGTGGGCTGCTTGTTGTGAATACTTCGAGTGGGTGGAAGCTAACCCGCTATGGGAGATGAAGGCATTCTCGTATCAGGGTGAAGTGATACAAGAGCCTATCGCCAAGATGCGAGCGATGACCATTACCGGCCTCACTCTGTTCATTGATGTGACGCTTGAAACATGGCGCACATATCGCCTGCGAGAAGATTTATCTGAAGTCGTTACGCGAGCAGAACAGGTCATCTACGACCAGAAATTCTCTGGCGCAGCCGCTGACCTTCTCAACGCTAATATCATCGCCCGTGATTTGGGCCTCAAAGAGCAGTCGCAAGTTGAAGACGTGACACCTGATAAGGGAGATCGCGATAAGCGGCGCTCTCGTATCAAGGAGCTATTCAACCGTGGAACTGGACGCGATTCTTGATAACTTGAGCGACGAAGAGCAAATCGAATTGCTCGAGCTACTCGAAGAAGAAGAGAACTACCGTAACACACACCTGCTATATGAATTTACGCCATACAGCAAACAGCGTGAGTTCATCGACGCCGGGCATGACTATCCAGAGCGATGTTTTATGGCTGGTAACCAGCTTGGTAAGTCATTTACTGGTGCTGCTGAAGTCGCGTTTCACCTTACCGGGCGTTATCCTGGCACAAAAGGCTATCCTGCTGATGGTAAATATGGCGGTGAGTGGAAAGGTAAGCGTTTCTATGAGCCTGTTGTCTTCTGGATTGGCGGCGAGACAAACGAGACTGTAACCAAAACGACTCAACGCATCCTGTGCGGTCGTATCGAAGAGAATGATGAGCCTGGCTACGGTTCCATACCGAAAGAAGACATCATTAGCTGGAAGAAGTCTCCTTTCTATCCGAACCTTGTTGATCATCTTCTGGTTAAGCATCACACGGCTGATGGCGTTGAAGATGGCATTTCAATCTGCTACTTCAAGCCATACTCGCAAGGCCGTGCTCGCTGGCAGGGTGACACAATCCACGGCGTGTGGTTTGACGAAGAGCCACCATACAGCATTTATGGCGAAGGTCTTACCCGTACCAACAAATACGGGCAATTCTCAATTCTGACGTTTACCCCGCTGATGGGGATGTCTGACGTTGTTACCAAGTTCCTGAAGAATCCCAGCAAGTCGCAGAAAGTGGTCAACATGACCATCTATGACGCTGAGCACTACACAGACGAACAGAAAGAGCAAATCATCGCATCCTATCCCGAGCATGAGAGAGAGGCGCGTGCTCGCGGTATTCCTACGATGGGTAGCGGTCGAATCTTCCAGATACCGGAAGAGACGATTAAGTGTCAGCCGTTCGAGTGTCCTGATCACTTCTACGTAATTGGCGGGATGGATTTCGGATGGGATCACCCTCAGGCGCAGGTTCAGCTTTGGTGGGATAAGGACGCAGACACAATCTACGTTTCACGCGTGTGGAAGGCGAAAGAAAAAACAGCCGTTCAGGCATGGGGAGCGGTTAAATCATGGGCGCATAAAGTGCCAACAGCATGGCCTCATGACGGAAACCAGCATGAGAAGGGCGGCGGTGAGCAGCTCAAAGGGCAGTATGCAGACGCTGGTTTTATGATGTTGCAGGAGCATGCGACATGGCCTGATGGCGGTAATGCTGTGGAGCCTGGCATCACTGAATTGCGCGACATGATGCTCGATGGTCGCTTCAAAGTATTCAACACCTGTGAGCCATTCTTTGAGGAATTCCGCCTCTATCACCGTGATGAAAACGGGAAAATCGTCAAGCTTAACGATGACGTTCTCTCCGCCGTTCGCTATGCCTACATGATGCGCCGCTTCGCAAAAATGATGCGCGACATCAAAAAACCAAAAGAGAAAAAGATACCAGCCCCAATCAGGCCCATCGCACGGAGAACTTAAATGGCCGACGAAAACAGACTCAATTCCATTCTGTGTAAGTTTGACGCGGACTGGATGGCGAGCGATGAAGCCAGAACCGAGGCGACAAATGACCTGTATTTTAGCCGAGTGTCGCAATGGGATGACTGGCTATCAAACTACACGACCCTGCAATATCGCGGACAATTCGATGTTGTTCGCCCGGTGGTCAGGAAGCTGGTCGCAGAGATGCGCCGGAATCCTATCGACGTTCTCTTCCGACCAAAAGACGGAGCTAACCCTGATGCTGCCGATGTGCTGATGGGGATGTATCGTACTGATATGCGCCATAACACGGCAAAAATTGCCGTTAACGTTGGCGTTCGTGAGCAGATAGAGTCCGGCGTTGGTGCATGGCGTCTGGTCACCCAGTACGAAGACAACGACCCAACAAGCAACAATCAGGTAATCCGACGCCTTCCAATCCATGAAGCCTGCTCACACGTCATATGGGACGCCAACAGCAAGCAGATGGATAAGAGCGACGCTAAGCACTGCACGGTGATTAACGCCTTGTCGCGCAATGGCTGGAAAGAGTTCGCAGAGGATTACGGTATTGATCCTGACACCTTGCCATCTTTCCAGAATCCGAACGATACATGGCTGTTTCCGTGGGTATCGAATGATGTCGTCTACGTCGCTGAGTATTACGAGGTCGAAGAGAAGAAAGAGAAAGTCTTCATCTACCGCGACCCGCTGACAGGTGAGCCGGTCAGCTATTACCAGCAGGATATCAAAGACGTCATCGACGACCTGGCTAATCGTGGATTCATTAAGGTAGCAGAGCGTAAGGTCAAGCGTCGGCGTGTGTATAAGTCGATCATCACCTGCACGCAGATACTGAAAGACCGCGAGAAGATAGCCGGAGAGCATATCCCAATCGTTCCTGTGTACGGCGAATGGTCATTCGCTGGTGACAAGGAGTGCTACGAGGGCGTGGTAAGGCTGACGAAAGACGGTCAACGCCTTCGTAACATGATCATGTCATTCAACGCCGATATTGTTGCTCGCTCACCGAAGAAGAAACCGACCTTCTTCCCTGAGCAAATCGAAGGCTACGAATACATGTACGGTGGAAATGATGACTATCCGTACTATCTGCAGAACAGGACCGATGAAAACGGTAACGACCTGCCGATTGGTCCAATCTCCTACATGGAAAACCCTGAAGTGCCGCAAGCCAACGCTTACATGCTTGAGGCAGCCACCAACGCAGTGAAAGAGGTGGCTAGTCTTGGCGTTGATGCGCAGGCGGCAAATGGCCAGGTCGCTTTCGATACTGTCAATCAACTGAACATGCGGGCAGACCTTGAGACATACGTGTTTCAGGATAACCTGGCTACCGCAATGCGACGTGATGGCGAGATTTATGCCTCAATGGTCAACGATATTTATGACGTTCCTCGTCATGTAACGCTGACACTTGAAGATGGAAGCGAGAAAGACGTTCAACTCTATGCGCAAGTTGTCGATTACCAGTCCGGCAATGTGGTCACACTCAACGACATTCGTGGTCGCTATGAGTGCTATACGGACGTTGGACCATCCTTCCAGAGTATGAAGGAACAGAACCGCGCAGAGATTCAGGAGTTGCTCACCAAGGTTCCGCAAGGTACTCCAGAGTTCCAGATGCTGATGCTGCAATACTTCACGCTGCTTGACGGTAAAGGCGTCGAGATGATGCGAGAGTACGCTAACAAGCAACTGGTGATGATGGGGCTGAAGAAACCAGAAACACCTGAAGAGATGGAGATGGTACAGCAGGCACAACAACAGCCGCAGCAGCCATCAGCAGAGCAAATTCAGGCGCAGGGTATCCTTCTGCAAGGTCAGGCTGAATTGCTCAAGGCAGAGAACCAACAGGCGCAGATTCAGGTTGAGGCCGCCAAGGTTGAAGCCCAAAACCAACTCAACGCCGCGAAGATTGCAGAAATATTCAACAATATGGACCTCGACAAGCAGGCAGAACTGCGTGAGTACCTCAAGCTCGTAGGTCAATTCCAGCAACAGCGCAGCAAAGATGCTCGTGCTAACGCTGAGCTGCTTCTTAAAGATGCAGACCAGACTCATTCACAACGCATGGATTTCGCGAATCTTATGCGTCAAGTTCAAATCCCCTCCGGCGGAGTAGCCGAGACACCTCAATAAGAGAGAGTTAATCATGGACCAAACCACCGACATTCAGGCTTCTGAAGAATTAACCCTGCCCGGCAATCATGCAGCGGCATCTGCTGATGGCTTAGTTGTCGATAATGCCAACGACAACGCAGGTCAGGAAGAAGGCTTCGAGATTGTCCTGAAAGACGATGAGAAACCAAAACAAGACCCGGCAACTAATGCTGAATTTGCCCGTCGCCGCATCGAACGCAAACGCCAGCGTGAGCTTGAGCAACAGATGGAAGCGGTTAAGCGGGGAGAGTTGCCGGAGCACCTGCGGGTGAACCCTGAGTTACCAAAACAACCAGACCCTAACGATTATCTTTCCGAAGACGCACTGGCTAAGTACGACTATGACCAGAGCCGCGCACTGGCTGCCTTCCAGCAGGCAAACAGTGAATGGCAGATCAAGGCTATGGACGCGCGAAGCCAGGCTGTCGCCGAGCAGGGTCGCAAAACTCAGGAGTTCACCCAGCAATCAGCGCAATACGTCGAGGCAGCCCGTAAGCACTACGACGCAGCGGAAAAGCTCAATATCCCTGACTATCAGGAGAAAGAGGATGCATTCATGCAACTGGTGCCGCAAGCAGTCGGTGCCGACATCATGCGCCTCTTCCCGGAGAAATCCGCCGCTCTCATGTATCACCTTGGTGCTAATCCTGAGAAAACACGCCAGTTGCTGGCGATGGACGGGCAATCCGCGCTGATTGAACTCACTCGACTGTCAGAACGTTTAACTCTCAAGCCTCGAGCCAAACCTGTTTCAGAAGCCCCGCTACCTGATGAACCCATTCAGGGACACGCTGTTGCTGCAAATATATCTGCGATTGAAAAGCAGATGGAAGCGGCAGCAAACAAAGGGGATGTAGAGACATACCGCAAGCTTAAGGCGCAACTGAATAAAGGAATTCGATAATGGCATTAAATGAAGGTCAACTGGTCACGTATGCTCTGGATGAAATCATCGAAACCGTCCAGAACCTGACGCCAATGGCGTCCAAAGTGACAAAATACACCCCTCCGGCAGAATCCATGCAGCGTTCAAGCAACACCGTGTGGATGCCTGTTGAGCAGGAAGCGCCAACCCAGACTGGCTGGGATTTAACTGGCAACGCAACAGGGATTCTGGAGCTCTCCGTGAAATGCAACATGGGTGATCCGGATAACGATTTCTTCGAGCTTCGTGCAGATGACCTGCGTGATGAGCGTTCTTACCGTCGCCGCATCCAGGCATCCGCCAAAAAACTGGCGAATAACATTGAGTCAGCGATTGCCAAACAGGCAACTGAAATGGGCTCACTTGTTGTTCACGATACCCGCGCAATTGGTCCATCTACTGGCCTGTCTGGCTGGGATTTTGTGTCTGATGCAGAGCGCCTGATGTTCTCCCGTGAGCTAAACCGCGATATGGGCATCAGTTACTTCCTGAACCCTGATGATTACCGCAAAGCAGGCCGCAACCTGGTAGATGGTGACATCTTCGGTCGCGTTCCTGAAGAAGCGTATCGCAACGGTACTATTCAGCGTCAGATTGCTGGCTTTGATGAAATTCTTCGCTCACCGAAACTTCCGGCAGTTACCAAGTCAACCGCTACTGGTGTAACTGTTTCTGGTGCGCAGAAGTTTAAGCCGCAGGCATACACCCTTGATACCGATGGTAACAAAGAGAACGTCGACAACCGTGTTGCAACGGTGACCGTATCCTCCACCACCGGATTTAAGCGCGGCGACAAAATCAGTTTCACTGGTGTGAAATTCCTGTCTCAGATGGCGAAGAACGTGCTAACTGATGATGCTACTTTCTCAATCACCCGTGTGATCGATGGTACTCACATCGAAATCACGCCGAAACCGATTGCACTGGATGACGCGTCACTGACAAAAGAAGAGAAGGCTTACGCTAACGTAAACACCTCTCTTGCTGATACCACTCCGGTAAACGTTCTGAACGTGGCAACAACCACCGCTAACGTGTTCTGGGCTGATGACTCAATCCGCCTTCTGTCTCAGCCGATCCCGGTAACCCATGAACTGTTTGCTGGCATGAAAACGTCTTCCTTCAGCATTCCTGGTATTGGTGTTAACGGCATCTTCGCAACGCAGGGTGATATCAACACTCTGTCTGGTAAGTGCCGTATTGCTGTGTGGTATTCAGCATGTGCTGTACGACCAGAAGCAATTGGTGTTGGTCTGCCTAATCAGACCGCGTGATAACCAGAGGGAGCTTCGGCTCCCTTTTTATCTGGAGACAAGCATGACACACATGATCTTTCGTCATGGCGACATGAAGAAATGGAAAGGCGTTGGATACGACTTTGAAATCGTGAAAGCCGAAGAGCTTCAGGAATATCTGGATGCTGGCTGGTTTGCACATCCTGATGATCTTCTGAAGGATGTTGCAGAGCCAGAGCCAGAGCCAGAGCCAGAAGAAAAACAGCGTAAAAAGCCTGGTCGAAAACCTAAGGCGGCAGCAGATGAACCTGACAACGAAGGGTGATTTAGTTCTTGCGGCATTACGTAAGCTCGGTGTGGCATCAAATGCCACGTTAACCGATGTCGAACCGCAGTCTATGGAAGACGGCGTCAACGACCTTGAAATGATGATGGCTGAATGGCTTGGCGGTGATGCGTCACCTGGTATCAACGTTGGCTACATTTTTGCTGATGCAGATGTCGCTCCGGATCAGGGCGATGAGCACGGTTTATCAAATAACGCCATCAATGCCGTCATTTTCAACCTTGCCTGCCGCATTGCTCCGGATTATGCGCTGGAAGCGCCAGCAAAACTTATAACCACTGCCAGATACGGGAAAGAGCGACTCGTCAAACTGTCTGCAATGGACAGAGCAAAAGCCGCTAAATGTAAGTCCGGTTATCCAAACCGTATGCCTGTTGGTAGCGGTAACCAGTTGGCGAAGTGGAATGGTTGGAATTACTTCCACCGGAAGGAACCTTGCGATAACGGGGGCGAATAAATGCCGATTCAGCAACTTCCGCTTATGAAAGGTGTCGGCAAAGACTTTCGAAACGCCGACTATATCGACTATCTGCCAGTGAATATGCTGGCTACACCCAAAGAAATCCTGAACAGCAGCGGATATCTTCGCTCATTCCCTGGCATTGCCAAACGCTCTGATGTGAACGGTGTATCTCGCGGCGTCGAGTACAACATGGCGCAGAATGCTGTTTATCGCGTGTGTGGTGGCAAACTGTACAAAGGAGAAAGCGAAGTCGGTGACGTCGCCGGAAGTGGTCGCGTATCAATGGCGCATGGTCGAACATCACAGGCGGTAGGTGTTAATGGTCAACTGGTCGAGTATCGCTATGATGGCACGGTTAAAACAGTCTCAAACTGGCCTACAGACAGCGGATTCACTCAGTATGAGTTAGGTTCGGTTCGCGACATTACGCGTTTACGTGGGCGTTATGCGTGGTCAAAAGACGGAACTGATTCATGGTTTATCACTGACCTTGAAGACGAATCGCATCCTGACCGCTACAGCGCACAATATCGTGCAGAATCGCAGCCTGACGGCATCATTGGCATCGGAACATGGCGAGACTTCATCGTCTGTTTTGGTTCATCGACGATTGAGTATTTTTCCCTGACTGGGGCAACCACCGTTGGTGCTGCTTTGTATGTCGCCCAGCCATCGTTAATGGTGCAGAAAGGCATTGCCGGAACCTACTGCAAAACGCAGTTTGCTGATTCGTATGCGTTCATCAGCAATCCGGCAACGGGTGCGCCGTCTGTATACATCATCGGCTCTGGTCAGGTGTCACCAATCGCCAGCGCGAGCATTGAGAAAATACTCCGCTCCTACACTGCTGATGAACTGGCTGATGGCGTGATGGAATCTCTGCGATTTGATGCGCATGAGTTGCTGATTATCCATCTTGCACGCCATGTTCTCGTGTACGACGCATCTTCAAGCGCCAATGGTCCGCAATGGTGTGTGCTGAAAACAGGTCTGTATGACGATGTGTACCGCGCTATCGACTTCATTTACGAAGGAAATCAGATAACGTGCGGCGATAAACTGGAGTCCGTGACCGGGAAATTGCAATTCGACATCAGCAGCCAGTACGACAAGCAACAGGAACACCTGCTGTTTACTCCGTTGTTCAAAGCGGATAACGCCAGAGTTTTCGACCTTGAAGTTGAATCGTCAACTGGCGTTGCGCAGTACGCCGACCGCCTGTTCCTCTCTGCAACCACTGACGGCATAAATTACGGGCGTGAGCAGATGATTGAGCAGAATGAACCGTTCGTTTACGACAAACGCGTTTTGTGGAAGCGAGTCGGGCGCATCAGGAAAAATGTCGGCTTCAAATTGCGCGTTATCACGAAGTCACCTGTCACTCTGTCTGGCGCTCAGATAAGGATTGAGTAATGGCGGATTCTAATCTCAATGTGCCGGTAATCATTCAGGCTACACGACTCGACACATCAGTACTTCCACGCAATATCTTCTCGCAGTCGTATCTGCTTTACGTTATCGCACAGGGTACTGATGTTGGTAATGTGGCGAACAAGGCCAACGAGGCCGGACAGGGCGCTTATGACGCACAAGTCAGGAACGATGAGCAGGATGTGATTCTCGCTGACCATGAGCAGCGAATTTCTGCTGCGGAAGCAACGCTTGTTAATCATGAGGAGCGAATCAGCCAGGCAGAATCAACTCTTCAGGACCATGAAACGCGAATCGCTCAGAATGAAAGCGATATTGCGTCGCTTGATACCAGAGTTCAGTCGCTGGAGTTGCAGGTTTCAGACCATGAAACGCGCATTGATGCTCTGGAGTATGCCACTACTCGCAAGAAGTCAGAGGTTGTTTACTCTGGCGTATCTGTAACCATCCCGACAGCGCCGACCAACCTTGTTAGCCTGCTGAAAACGCTCACGCCGTCATCCGGCACGTTGGCACCATTCTTCGACACCGTTAACAACAAGATGGTTGTGTTCAACGAGAACAAAACCTTGTTCTTCAAGCTGTCGATCGTCGGGACGTGGCCCAGCGGAACCGCCAACAGGTCAATGCAGCTAACCTTTTCCGGCTCTGTTCCTGACACGTTGGTCAGCAGTCGTAATGCGGCGACAACAACCGACAACATCCTGTTAGCTACGTTCTTCAGCGTGGATAAAGACGGCTTTCTTGCCACAAATGGCAGTACGTTAACCATTCAGTCAAATGGTGCGGCGTTTACTGCCACAACCATCAAGATAATCGCGGAGCAGTAATGATTCAGTTCAAACCAACGCGAAACATCGACCTGATCGAAGCAGTCGGAAATCACCCTGACATTATTGCCGGAAGCAACAACGGTGATGGATACGACTACAAACATGATTGCCGTTACTTTGAGGTGAGCGTGCACGGGCAGTTCGGCGGAATTGTTTATTATCAGGAGATTCAGCCGCTGACCTTTGATTGCCACGCCATGTACCTGCCAGAGATTCGCGGATTCAGCAAGGAAATAGGGATGGCGTTCTGGCGATACATTTTGACCAACACCACCGTTCAGTGCGTCACATCATTTGCTGCACGCAAATTCCGCCACGGTCAGATGTACTGCGCAATGATTGGCCTTAAGCGTGTAGGAACCATCAAGAAATACTTCAAAGGCGTGGATGACGTGACTTTTTACAGCGCCACACGCGAAGAACTAATCGACTTCCTGAATCACGGGAGATAGCCATGTTATATGCATTTAAGCTGGGCAGAAAACTGCGCGGCGAGGAACCTTATTGCCCTGAAAAAGGCGGGAAAGGTGGCAGTTCTGATAAAAGCGCAAAGTATGCCGCAGAAGCTCAGAAGTATGCCGCAGACAAGCAAGATCAGCAGTTCAACACCATCATGAACAACCTGAAGCCGTTTACTCCTCTGGCTGAGAAGTATGTCGGCAGCCTCGAGAACTTATCGTCTCTGGAAGGGCAAGGTCAGGCACTTAACCAGTATTACAACTCTCAGCAGTATAAAGATCTTGCTGGTCAGGCTCGCTATCAGAGTCTGGCGGCAGCGGAAGCAACAGGTGGATTGGGTTCCACTGCAACCGGTAATCAGTTAGCAGCAATCGCACCAACGCTTGGTCAGCAGTGGCTGTCTGGTCAGATGAACAACTACCAGAATCTGGCAAACGTTGGGCTTGGTGCTCTGCAAGGTCAGGCAAACGCAGGGCAGACATATGCCAACAACATGAGTCAGATTTCGCAGCAAAGTGCGGCTCTTGCAGCGGCAAATGCCAACAGACCTTCCGGCCTTCAATCTGCAATAGGCGGGGCTGCCTCTGGAGCAATTGCTGGAGCACAACTTGGCAGCATTGTTCCTGGTATTGGTACAGGTATTGGTGCCGCTGTTGGCGGCGGTCTTGGTCTGCTTGGCTCGTTGTTTTAAGGGGTAATCAATGGCTACGTGGCAACAGGGTATTAATTCTGGTGGTTTTCTGGCTGGTATCGGTACGCAAAATGAGAATGCGCCAAAGGCAAGCGACATTAACGCAACGCTTGGTCTGATCCGCGAAAACAATGAGTTGGCTCGCTCAGGTGCAAATAACGTTGGCCTGACCGCGTTACGTGGTCTGGCTGGAGTTGCTGATATTTACAATCAGGAACAGCAACAGAAAGCTATTAGTGCGTTCAATAAGGTTCACGCTGATGCATGGGCTTCTGGTGATCCATCGGGACTATTTAAGTTTGCCCAGGAAAATCCAGCGTTTGTTGCACAGGCACAACAGGCGTTTTCCGGTCTTAATGAGCAGCAACGCAACGATATGGGCGATTTAGCCATGAGGGCTAACGTCGCTCTTTCTCAGGGACCGGAAGCCTACAGTAAATTCATTACTGACAACAAGGACAGGTTAAATCGCGTTGGTGCTAATGCTGACTGGATGATTCAGACAGGTATCCAGAATCCAGAGCAGCTATCACACATGCTGACTACTATGTCTCTCGGTGCGCTTGGACCAGAAAAGGCGTTTGCTGTTCAGGATAAGATGGCTGGTCGTGAAATTGACCGAGGCAGGCTGGCAGAGACAATCCGCAGCAATCAGGCTGGTGAAGCACTTCAGGCGAGAGGGCAAAACCTTTCCTATCAGTCAGCAATGACTGGGCACAATATCGCAGCACAACGCTTGGCTCTGGATCAGCAAGAGTTCGGGTTTAAGATGCAGCAAGCGCAGGAAAAGGCTCAGCAGTTGATTAGCGAAGCACCTAAGCTGTCAGTAAACATGGAAAAAGGCATCGAGACGGCTGTAAACAATGCCACAGCATCATCAAACTCAGCCAATTCCATGAGTGCGCTTGCTCAACAGTTCAGAGCAGAAAAACCAACGACAGGTTTGTTCGGTAACGCACAGAACATGTTCGCAAAACTTACCGGAAGCGATACGACATTGCGTGATTTGCGCATTCGCCAAAATGCCCTTGTTAACAGTCAGGTTCTTAAATTCCTACCTCCCGGCCCAGCAACGGATAAAGACGTTGAGATCGTTCGACAGGGTGCGCCAACTGACATGGATAACCCTGAGACGGTCGCAAGATGGCTTGATGCTATGGCAAACCTTGAGCGACGAAACGCGCAGTTTAATGAGTTTAAAGCCGAGTGGATGAGCGCGAATGGCAACCCTGGACAATCGCGTAATGGCGGTCAGATATTGGGGTTGGATGTTAAAAAAGGTGAATCATTGGGGAGTGCCGTTAAGCGGTATATGTCAATGAATACTGACGCAGCGCCAGCACAAGATTCGACACCTTCAGGAGAACCACGGAATCAGGTTGGATCATATACCTCAAAATCAGGCATTCAATTTACGGTGGAATGATGAAAGTAACTGCAAACGGTAAGACATTTACCTTCCCTGATGGTACGAGCACGGAAGATATTGGCACCGCCATTGATGAGTATTTTGCTGGTCAGGCTGTTCAGCAACAAACAGTTAATCAGGCCAATAATGAACCAGCACGTGAAGAACCATCATTGATGCAACAAGCTGGCGATTGGCTCACAGGTGGTCAAAGTGCAGGGCAAATTGCAGAGCAGGCTGGTCGTGGTCTGGTAAACATACCATTTGACGTATTGCAGGGTGGCGCAAGTCTGATTAATGCAATCAGCCAGGGGCTTGGTGGCCCCAAGGTTTTGGACGATGTCTATCGTCCAGTAGATCGACCAACAGACCCTTATGCGCAAGCTGGAGAAACAATTGGCGGGTATTTAGTTCCAGGAGTTGGAACGGCAGGAAGCATGGCTATTGGATCACTGGCAGAGGCCGCAAATCAGAAAGGCGATTTCGCACAAAATGCAGCTAAAAATGCCGGAGTTAACCTTGCTGCTCAGGGTGTTCTTTCCGCAGCAGCAAAGGGAATAGGTCGTGGAATAACGGCTATAAAAGGCGATATTGCGCCAGAAGTAGCGAAAAAAATTGCCACATCAGAATCGATGGGCGTGACACCTATGACATCTGATGTAATCACGCCGAAAAATGCTTTCACTCGTGGCCTTACTCAGGATGCTGAGGGGGCTTTGCTAGGGACAGGTTCAAAGCGTGCGGAGCAATATGCAACGCGTAGTAAGCTGGTAAGCAATTATTTTGACCGTTTTGGTGAGTACAACCCTGATGATGTGGTGAAATCTCTGACCACCACGTTAAGGGGGCGGAAGGATGCCGCTGGCGCTGTTATCAATGACGTCACCAATAAAATGGGTAATGCCGCAGTTGATACCACAAATACCATGAATGCTCTGAATACAGCGATCGCAAGACAGGAACGGCTTGGGACGTCTGCCAATCAAAGCCTGCTTACATCCTTGCGTAACCTACGTGAAGAATTAGCAAACCCTGCAACTGATTTGGATGTTACGTTTGATCTCTTGCGTCAGCACAGAACAGCATTTAGATCTAATGTTCAGGGAGATGCTATGGTCTTCCCCAACCAGGCAAAAGCAGCTACCAATATGGTAGAGAATGCAATGTCAAAAGATCTTCGTAACGCAGTTGCAAAAAACCTCGGTGCATCAGACGCAGCAAAATACCTTAAAGCAAATTCCGATTATGCAAACGTTTATAATAAGGTGCTTAATAAAAACATTGCTAACAAGCTCAACAAGGCAAGCAGTGAAGCCAGTCCTGAACTTATAAATACCGTTGTATTAAGCAGAAAACCATCTGACGTGAAACGAATCTGGAGCGCATTGGATGATAAAGGGAAAGATGCTATGCGTGCAGCTTACGTCAGCAAAATAGCGGAAAAGGCCGGTGACTCTCCAGCCAAGTTCATCACTGAAGTTAATAAGCTGAAATCTCAGTCAGGCGGTGAAATTTACAACACTATTTTTTCTGGAAAGCACATGAAAGAGCTTGATGCTCTTCATGAAGTTCTACAGCAAACAGCAAGGTCAGACACCGCAAATGTAGTAACTCAGACGGGGCAATCGCAAGCCAATAGGATAAGGACGATTGGCGCAACTGCGACTCTTGGCGTATCAATGGGGCTTGAGGCTGGTTTCGGTGCAATGATGCGCTTGTATGAGTCCAAAGCAGCAAGGAATGCTCTCTTACGTCTGGCAAACACTAAAGCTGGAACGCCAGCCTATGAAAGAGCATTAAGTAACGCTGCAAATGCCATCAGACCGCTGCTTGCCACTGAGGCAACACAGCAGTAACGTATGGGAAATTGGATTCAATCGTTAACATTTTCTTTTTACTTTTCCAACAAAAGCTTTGGTTGAATCCATGTTTCCATAACCAGAAATGGTTTTCGACATTAAAACTGTTCCATTAGGATGTATTACCCATGAGTCGATAACTCGTTGAGTTTCGCCATTCGCGCCGATTCCTATGATGGAGTTTTTAGACAATGCTTTGTAAGCCATGCCGCCAGCATCCGTCCCAGAATATGTGATGCTGGCATCTTCACCGCTTGTCTTAATGATAAATGTTCCACTAAAACCATCTTCTTCCGGTTGGAAATTATTTCGTTCTGAATAGCTTATTCCGCGCATATCTCCAACAACCCAGCATTCTGCTGTAGCCCCAAAAGATATGAATAAAAACATACCAGCAAGAAATCGCTTCACACTAACCTCCTTAGTTTTCCTTGCAGTGGCACTGAGTGAATGGAACAAGAAGATAGCTGATGAGGTGAGCTAAAATATATATTTAGCTATCCCTAAAAGAGCAAATCCAGTCCCTATGGTCCATAGTATTTGCTTGTTTACTGCAGAAGATATCAATGTCTGGACTTCGCTCTTACTCGGTTTTTTTGATAATTTTTCGTCTACATCTACTATTTTTTGCAGGACCACCGCAACATCTCTGGATGTATCAGCTGAGATATCACGCAAACGAGAGATGTCAGACCTTGCCTCAGATAGATTGGTCTTAATGTTTTCAACATCTGCCTCTAACCGTGCAACCCTAGCCTCAAGCATGTTGTTACTCCCAGCTCCACCACCACTTGATTGTAGCATGCCCATATTCATGCCAGACATTCCTGATGACTGAGAAATTGGATTTGTGTACAAAGATGATGATTTTTCCGCTTGTTCAAGCTTTTCAGTTAGATTTGGAGCTTCGTAATAATCGTGTTTCATCATTGATTACGACTCGTTTGTTTTAGCCTTATAATGTTGGTCGCGAATGAAGTCCGCCAATTTAAGCATCAATTCTTCAGGCATTCTAATGGTGGCAATATTGTACTTTATGTTTTCAACATCACCGCTTTCATCAACAGGCCATTCAGTTACATTATGAAAAAAAGAAATTGAACCTAATCGCTGGGAACCGTCACCAAACGAAGAGTATCCAAATGAGTCAGCATATGCATCGACACAGTTATTTGATTTTTTAACAAGCTCTTTATTACTCATTCTTTTCTTTTCCATAAAGTTTTTTTAAAGTTTCGAATACCATATTTTTTACGATATCCGAATGTTCATCAGCCAAGCGTTCAGCTTCGTTGCGATAGCCTGCAATCGGTGATGGCTTTGAGAGAGCATCCTGAACGATTTGTAATAACTCAGAGTTCATTGACCTTCCGTTAGCCTCGGCTCTTAATTTCAATTTTTCTCTTACTTCCAAAGGCATACGGAAGTTAAAGTGCGGATCATCTCTAGCCATGCCATCACTCCAAGTTAGTGTATTGACATGATAGAAGCACTCTACTATATTCTCAATAGGTCCACGGTGGACCTATAATGTGAGGTGAACATGAAAGGAATGAGCAAAATGCCGCAGTTCAATTTGCGGTGGCCTAAAGAAGTATTGGATTTGGTACGCAAGGTAGCTGAAGAGAACGGGCGATCTGTTAACTCTGAGATTTACAAGCGAGTGATGGACAGCCTGAAGAGAGAGGGGATTACGGTATGAAGGTGTCATTGCTTGATCGTTCTTTACAATTTTTGTCTGGCGCAATCATTGTAGTTTGCTTGCTCGTGATTTTTACATCGTTAATCAATATGTATCAATCAGGGGAACGATTGACAAAGACGATAGAGGAAAAAAAATCAGTCTCAAATTACGAAGTATCACATGCACATAACGATTTAGTAGAAAGCCTTGACCGTATTAACAAGAGGCTTGACGAGACAAATATGCTACTTAAGCAAATTCAAAATGAAGTGGAAAAACGTTGAAGCCCCAACTGCTGGAACAGTCAGGGCTTCGGTATCAACAAAACTTACGAGGTATTATTGATATGTCAAGCTTAGCAAAGTCAACTGTAAATTGCACTAATAGCATCATCATTTCTGACGTCAAGATTCATATGGATTCAGAGGGGCGTTACTCGCTTAATGACCTTCATGTAGCGTCTGGGAAGGAGGAAAAACATCAGCCAGCTTTCTTCATGCGTAGAAATGAAACTATTGAATTGATTAATGAAATTTTTAATTCTGCGGATATGCAGAATAAGAATCCCGTCCTTTCTAAGAAAGGTCGATATGGTGGAACCTACGTGTGCAAGGAGCTTGTTTACTCCTACGCTATGTGGATTAGCGCAGCCTTTGCGCTGAAGGTTATCCGTGCATATGACGCAATGGTTACTGCCACACAAGAGAGGAAGGCTATTGGAGGTAAAACTTCAGTAGCTGAACGCACACCGCTACGCGATGCAGTAAACATGCTGGTAGGAAAGAAAGGACTTCGCTATGACGATGCATACAATATGGTTCATCAGCGTTTTGGTATTGACAGCATTGATGAACTTTCAATTGAACAAATCCCGCTGGCCGTAGAGTACATCCACAGGGTAGTGCTTGAAGGCGAGTTAATCGGCAAACAAGAGAAGAAAGCAAACGAGCTTTCTGCAAAAGAAGCAAACAGCCTTGTATGGTTATGGGATTATGCCAACCGCTCACAGGCATTATTCCGCGAACTGTATCCGGCATTAAAACAAATTCAATCGAACTATTCCGGCAGATGCTACGACTACGGTCATGAGTTCTCGTATGTTATCGGAATGGCGAGAGACGTTTTAATAAACCACACACGAGATGTTGATATTAATGAGCCAGACGGACCAACGAATCTTTCCGCATGGATGAGACTTAAGAATAAAGAATTACCTCCTTCAGTACATAACTACTGACAGATAACCAACGCAACGACCCAGCTTCGGCTGGGTTTTTTTATGCCCAAAATTCACCGTAGCCACGCTGCGGCGATTCCTTGCATCTGGAGCAAATTAAATGACAGATATTACAGCCAATGTGATTGTATCGATGCCTTCGCAACTCTTCACTATGGCTCGTTCTTTTAAAGCCGTAGCCAATGGCAAAATTTATATCGGTAAAATTGACACTGACCCGGTAAATCCAGAAAACCAGATTCAGGTTTATGTAGAGAACGAAGACGGCTCTCATGTTCCCGTTTCGCAACCAATCATCATTAACGCCGCTGGTTACCCTGTATATAACGGGCAGATTGCCAAATTCGTAACTGTGCAAGGCCATTCTATGGCTGTGTACGATGCATATGGGGCGAAGCAGTTCTATTTTCCGAATGTGCTGAAGTATGATCCAGACCAATTTAAGAACCAATTGCTTATACTAGATGAAACAGCACAGGATTTTAATCAGACAAAACCTTACATTATTCAAAGCGTTTCTCAGTTGCTGCAGAAAGACTTTACTGGTATTGAAAAAATAACAGTTTTCACATACATGAACCAGCACGGAATAAAAGTGAAGTCTGAATGGTATGTTGGATTAGAGAAGATAGATAATACTTATTCACTCAATCTTCCAAATGGTTATTTTGCTAATTTAATCCTTACATCTGAGATGGACTATTCAGAGTTTGGCTTTGGAAGTTCAGACCCGGAAAAAAATTCCGCAGCGATTGCCGAGGCTTGTAGAGTTGCTCGCGCAAATCAGATTATGAGCAAACTCACATTCCCGTCAGGAGTTTACTTTTCTGATAAGTTTGATTTAGATGTTGATCGCCGTGGTTTTATTTTTTCAGGAGCTGGAAATGACGCAACAATAATCATGTCAACGTCATCTAACATATCGATGCACCATGTGGGAATTGATCCTCGCGACAGGAGCAGAGATCGTCTCCACTGGCACCAAACAGTTGAAGGTTTCACCGTAAATGGAAACATTTCTAATAATGGCGCTAGTGCATCAGCAAGAGCCGTATACACAGCTCCTTATGCTACTATTAGAAATAAATCAATTGATCACCGCATCAGTAATTATGATCTTTTACATCTGGTTATTAATTGGCATGGTCATTCGCAAGGAACAACAAATGGCTCCACCAGAACTAAGTATGGTGTTCGCGTTAGAAATAACTCTATCAAATTAATGGGTTACATTGGGAGCAGCGCTAACAATCAGTGTACTTTGTCTATTGAAGGTATGAGCACAACCCTGACATCTACAGCATATGTAAATGACAACACTGTTACTGTTGCTGATGCTTCTGGTTTTGATACGTTGTTTGAAATTGCATTCACCAATTCAACTGGAGGTGTAGAGACACGTCGTATCACAGCAATCTCGGGAAACGTTATAACACTTGATAGACCAATGACTTCTGAGTTCCAGTCTGGGACTAAGGTTGAAGTTCCCATTATTGGGACGTCAGTAATTTCAAGTACAATTGAAACTGGTGAGATAAGAATTGGTGACAGTCAGGCAACTTATATCGCAGGAAACTACAGCGAAGAGGCAAAGATGTATATAACAAAATACGTTAGAGCTTTGACTGTCATTGGAACATCAACAGCAGAGGCTTCACCGGCTATTACAATTGAAGTAGACAGGCGTTCATCTATAAAAATTGAAGGAAATGACACTACGTTTTCTATCTCGGTAAACATAACAGACCGTTCTGGAAGTGTTGGTGAACGCATTGACCTATACAATGCGCCTAAGCTGGATATTAAAATGAACACTCGTGCTCAAAATTCAATTATCTTGAATGGGGTATATGGATTCAGCAGCCTTCGTATTGAAAAGACGTTCGATTCTGTTTCTCAGGATGAAAGATTTAACCGGATGATTTTCTCTGGCTTCAATCACGTTGCACCTGCTGGAGGTTCAGTCACTGAAGTTATGAAATTTTTTCAGGATGCTACACAGTTCGGGTTTGATGGTTACACGTTTGACCTGGATATTACGTGCAGGAGGGATGGTGCTTCTGCAGCTGTTACGCCTGGCATACTGAAGCGATACGGGACATCATCAGCTGCACCAGTTGCACAAAATTCTGCTCCAGTAAGTCTTTTTTCAGACTTTAATGAGATAAATGGCTATAATGTCTTTATTGGCGCATCTGGTAATAGAGGTACAGTGCAAGTAAGGCCAAATCCAACATCACAAATAAAATCAACTATAAATGGCACTGTTACTTCCATAATATAGTTTGCATAGGGAAATTGAGACAAAAACGGGACACACAAAGCTTTGCATTGGCTTGCAAGGCTTTGTGCTCTTCTATAGTGGTTAAGGTGGATCACTCCACCTTTTCATCAAGCCAGTCCGCCCACCATTGCATCATTTCTCTGCGCTTATCGAGATACTGAGCATGGTTGTAAATCCCGCGCACAGATCCGCCGTTGGCATGTGCCAGTTGCACTTCAATAGCATCAGCGGGCCATTCGTGCTCGTTCATAATTGTGCTGAATTCATGCCTGAATCCGTGACCGCTTTCCAGACCCTCATAGCCTATTTGTTTGATCACAAGCAATACCGCGTTCTCGCAGATTGGCTTCTTCTTATCGTTGCGCCCGGCAAAAACAAACTCTGAGACTGGTTTGGTTATTGAGCTTAGCGTAGTGAGAAGTTCAACCACCTGGCCTGACATAGGAACCACATGAATTTTGCGGCCCTTCATCACACTGGCGTCGATAGTGATAATCCTGTTTTCAAAATCGACGTTCTTCCATTGCATGGAACGAAGCTCTTTCGTTCTTAGTGCTGTGTAGCGTAAAACTTTTGTCGCAATGAGCGATACGATGCTTCCTGAAAATGTTGCCAGTGCTTTGTTGAATGCAGGGATCTGGTCTGCTGGAAGAAACGGGAAGTTCTTCTTGCGGTATCCTTTCATGGCGTCTGCAAGGTCAGGTGCCGGGTTATATTTAGCCCTTCCGGTGACAATAGCGTAACGGAAAACCTCGCCGCATCTTCTGCGTGCTTTGTTGGCTCTCTCCATTGCCCCGCGATCTTCAAATCTGCGGATTACTTCCAGTAGTTGCATCGGCTCAATATCCTGAATTTCAAGGCCGCCGATGATAGGTAAAATGTCGTCATCAAACATTTTTGCAAGTTCATTTGCATAGCCTACTGACCAGACTTGCTTCTTGTGCTCGTACCATTCCTTGTAAATCGCACTAAAGGAATTGTTGTTAGACGAAGCCTTTTTCGCCTTTACCGGATCGATGCCGACCGAGATGTCTTTCCTCGCAGTCCATGCTTTATCCCTTGCCTCTTGCAAAGTCATAAGCGGATATTTTCCGACAGTCAGGATTTTCTCCTTACCGTCAATCTTGTAGCGAAGCTGCCATACCTTTTTCCCTGATACAGGGACATAAAGGTACAGGCCATTACCATCGAGTAGGCGGTATGGTTTTTCTTTCGGCTTTGCTGCTTCAATCTGCTTAACGGTGAGCATGGGTAAAAATCCGGTGGGTAAAATTATTTTATCCACTTTTTACCCGTCATGGAGTGCGGCTGTCAACGATCTGAAGCGAACCATGACGAACTGTGAATCTACGGAAGGCTTGATATTCAGGGGATTTTGCGGACTGGTACGGATGAGAGCGAACTGATAAATGGTGTCCCCTGCAGGAATCGAACCTGCAATTAGCCCTTAGGAGGGGCTCGTTATATCCATTTAACTAAGAGGACAATGCGGCATGAGTATACCCGCTAATGGACTGCGGGGTAAGTACGCTGCCGCTCGATTGCTTAAACCCTCGCCATTTATGCTGGGTTTTTATCATTTTTCTTAATGTTTTCCGCACGTTCTGCTTTTTGGCGTGCTTCTGCTTTACGCTTGTTGCTCATGTCGTTACGAATCTGTGCATGACTCATTAACGCGAAGATAAAGGTGCCGCCGCAGATGTTCCCCGCTAAAGTAGGTAGTGCGAAGGGCCAGATGAAATCGCTCCAGTGCAGCGTGCCGTTAAACACCAGATAGAGGATTTCAACAGAACCGACAACGATGTGGGTGGTGTCACCCAGTGCAATAAGCCAGGTCATCAATATAATCACCACAATCTTTGCCGCACCCGCAGCAGGAAACATCCAAACCATAGTGGCGATCAGCCAGCCGGAAATGATCGCGTTGGCAAACATCTCGCTGGGGGTGTTCTTCATCACATCCATGCCGATTTTGACAAATGCATCGCGAGTTTCTTCATTGAAGATAGGCATATATTCAAATGCCCATGCAGCAATACCTGTCCCGAGAATATTACCCAGCAGCACGACGCCCCATAATCGCATAAGTAAGCCGACGTTGCTCATTGTCGGTTTTTGCATGACGGGTAGTACCGCAGTCACGGTGTTTTCGGTAAATAATTGCTGGCGGGCCATTATGACGATAATAAAACCAAAGGTATAACCGAGATTCTCCAGTAAGAAGCTGCCCGGCACACCTTCCAGTTCGACATGAAATATCCCTTTTGCCAGTAACGAAGCGCCCATCGACAGACCCGCCGCAATGGCTGACCACAGTAGCGCCATTGCGTCGCGTTCCAGCTCTTTTTCACCATCCTGGCGGATATGCTCATGAATTGCCATCGCCCGGGAGGGGAGTCGGTCTTCATCTATTTCTATTTTTTTGCCGCGCTCTTTTTCTTCGCTCTCAACTTCAATTTCGTCGCTGTGTTGATCAATTTTGTCGTTGTCCAT